CATTAGTTAAAAAAGTTGTTTAACTCTTTGCTTTTACTTCAATTTGTAAGATAATTATAAATAACTCATTTATCATTAGTTCTCTTTCTTGCTCATTCCAAGTCTTATCAATCCTTTTAATAAGTGCGATTATACTATCATATCTAGACTTACTTGCCTTACTCTTAATATTATAGTTAACATAATCTCTTATAACTTTTAATGTTGATTTTCTTATATTATAAGCAAATGACCGATTAAGCCTAATTATATCAATAGCATCAATTATGTTGATATAGGTTATTATTTTAGGAGATTCACATAAATGGATAATTACATTCTTATCTGATAGGTTATTGCCCTTACTTATACCCCAATAATCGGTATTATAGAGTTCTATGTATTCATTAAATATTGGCAATAAAATTCTATCAATATCTAAATTACCTAATCTGTGAGTATCTGTTCTATGTTTATATTCTGCAACCTTTAGCCTTAAATACTCATTACAAATGGAGAGTTTTATTTGCTCCCCATTTTTATAATCATTAATAACATAATATCGCTTTAAGCAATTTACATCCCCAATGCCATTTGAAAATACACACCCACATTTATTATGGGTAATTTCTTTGTATAGATTCATTAGTCAGTTATTTTGGTTTCTGCTTCTCTTAATTCAATATCAGAGTTAAAATTAGCATTATGTTGCTCAATTTCAATTCTAACTTTTGCCCTATCTAACTCATATTTTAAAGAGTTATTAACTTGTTTAGCTAGGTCTGATTGAGCCTTTGCTTTTTCCACACTAATAACATCGTTATCTAACTTATCCATTTGGTCGAATAAGAAGTGGATTAATGATTTGTTGTTTACTGGTTTCATAATGTTTTTTTTTGATTTAAGTCCAAAATTAATATTATCCACAATACCTTGTATAAACTATTTTCAATTTAGAATGAATCTAAATCATAATTTTGAATATTGCTAAAATTTTTAGTATTTTTGTGTAATGAAAGATTGCATCGCTATATTACAAGAAAAGTATTTTGAAGCCCTTAATGGGGTTTTATCTTACAATGGGGTAATTATACCAGTCTATGATAGTTCGTCTATCCCTGCTGATGCAGTACAACCCTATGTGCTTTTATCTGATGTATTTGCTACTGAACTAGGCGAAGGTAGTAAATCAAGCTATGGACAAGAGGTAATTTTTGAGTGCAGAGTAGTAACGAAGTACTTAAATGCTTTTGGAGGTAAAAAACAAGCAAGTAATATTTCAGACCAAATAATCCAAAGAATACGAACACGACAAGCAGGATATTTAGACTTATCGCCTGATTTTTATATGATAAAATCGGAGTTAGAAAGTACAAATAGTTTCGAGGAGTTAGTAAGCGATGGTATATTAATAAACAGAATAATAAGATTTAATCACACAATACAAGAAGTTTAACAATTTAAAATAAAAAGAAATGGCAGTATTCAATGGCGATTTGATGATAATCAAAGTAGGTTCAGTACAAGTTGCAGAACTTACAAATTGCGAATTAACAGCATCTACTAATATGTTCGAGATTACGAGCAAAGAGAGTGGAGGCAAAAAAGAAATTTTAGCAGGTAACTCTGAATGGAGTGCAACGGCTGATATTAACGTAGATTTTGTATCTACTAATTGGGATGCTGCAGATATGTGGGCTGCTTGGGATGCAAAAACAGCATTATCAATCACGGTTACAAACGGAGTAACTGGAGATAAAAGTTTTGCAGGGACTGCTTATGTTGATAACGTAACTTATACTGGACCTCAAGGGGATAAAGCAAGTGGAACGGTATCATTCGCAGGAACTGGAGCATTAACAATAGCTACTATCGTGTAATGGCAGGAACAATCGAAATTAAACTTGGAAACGAAGTAAGGCAGTTAAAATTTGCAAATTACGCATTAGAACATTATACTAAAATTACTGGGACTGATATTGGCAGTATTAAGCAGGTGGATGAGAACTACTCACAACTTGAAATGACTGCTGATATCATTCTTTGTGGTTTAGTTGGATGGTGTAAGAGTAACGGCAAAGTGCTTGACTTAACAAAAGACGATATTATTAAGTTAATGGATGATGTAAGTTACACCGACCAATTAACGGTTATAAAGGAGTTTATGAATAGCGTTGTGAACTTAACAAATGAAATGCTAAAAGCATTAAAGGCGATGAGTTCGGATGGTGAAGAAGAAAAAAAAAAATAACGTGGGATGACTTGCTAGATAATGCAATTATCAATTTAGGCTTAATGCCCGATGTATTTTGGAATTTACGCTTTGTTGATTATTTAAGGCTAGTAATTCATTACGCAAAAAAGGAGGCTACTGAGTGGGATAGGTTTAGAGTAATGTATTCATTTATTTTAAATACTAACGTATCACGTCAGCACCAAAAAACACCAAATCAGTTAATGCCATTATGGACTGATAAGATAGCAGTAAGGAAAAGAAAAAGGATAACGGAGGCAGATAGAGATAGGATTTTAGAATCAATTAAAAGAAATGAAAGAGGAATTAATAGTATCGCTGACTGCTGACATAAAGGATTTATCTGCTAAATTAAAAGAGGCACAAAACCAGTTACAGAGTTTTAGTGATGAAACACAAAGGGACTTTAATGGTATTACGCTAGATAATTTAGAGAGCCAATTACAAGCATTAAATACAGAGTTAAAAAATACCTCTATTGGTAGTATTCGTTTCAAGGAATTAGGGGATGAAATATCTAAAGTAGAGAGTAAAGTAAAGACTGCATTTAACTCTATTGCAAAGGTTGGGACAAGTGGATTTAATGGCTTAAATAATTCAATCAATCAAATTACAAGGGAATTACCTGCATTTGGATTAAGTGCTAATATCGGATTCCTTGCTATATCAAACAATATACCTATTTTAATTGATGAGATTAATAGATTAAAAGTAGCAAATCAAGGATTAATAGACAAAGGAGAGCCTACAAAATCGGTATTTAAATCAATAACTGGAGCATTATTATCTTATCAAACTGCATTATCATTAGGGGTTACTTTAATGACTATTTATGGTGGCAAGATAGTAGAGATGCTTGGTTCTATTGGTAGTAATAGTAATAAAGTAAATCTATTAAAAGAGGAATTAGGGGCATTAAATGGGGCTTATGAAAGCAAATCAGTTGCAAAGGCAATAACAGATACTTATCTATTAGCAGAGGCTTTTAATCAAGCTAAAAAGGATGTATCACTTCAAAAGGGAGTTTTAGATGAATATAATAAAACAATAAATAAGGGTAATACTGCTCAAACTGATTTTAATAAAGCAAGTCAAGATTTTATTTTACAAACAGATTCTTATATACAATCTGTAATAGCAAGAGCAGCAGCAGATATATTAGCAGCAGATGCAGCACAAGAATATATTGAGTTAGAAAAGCGAAAAGCACAAAGAGAAAAAAATGCAGTTGAGTTAGCACAATTAAATCAATCATTAACTAAAAATGATGCTAATGCAGCAGCTATTAGACAATTTAATTTAGTAGCAGCAGCAGAAAATCAACAAAAAATATATGATACAGAGATAAAGAATTTAGAAGCTAATATTAGAGCAAGAAAAGATTTAATAAGTAAATTTGCAATAGATTTTACAGTAATATCTTCTCCTGATGATACTAAAGAAAAAGAGAGAAAAGAAAAAGAAGCAAGAGATAAAAAGGTTAGAGGGGAATTAGCAGCAGTACAAGAGATTTATACTAAATCTATTGTTATTACAAATGCTACTGCTAAATCTAAAGAACAAGCAGAGATTAAATTATTAGAAGCACAAATAAGAATATTTGAAAAATATAAACAATATGATGAGCAGTATGCTAAAGATTCACTAGACACAAGAACTAAATTAGCAGAAAAAACATTATCTATATCTGATAAAGCAAAAGAGGAGAAGTTAAAATTATTAGAAGAAGAATATAAAACAGATGATGCTTTTATGCAGAAAAGCATAGATGACCAATTAGATGCAATAGATGAAAAGTATATTAAAATAAAAGAGGGTGCAATATTAAGTAGTAGAGAACAACAATTATTAGATTTAAAACAAACAAGAGAAAAAATAGCACAATATGAATTAGTAAAACAAGCAGGAGAAAAATATTCAGATGAATATGTAAAATTAAAAGATAAGGAATCAGCCCTATTAACTTCTATAAATGAAGCTAATTTAAAAAATACTACCGAGATGTATGATTTAGCAGTAGATGCTGCTCATATGTTATCTAGTGGTATTGGAGATGCTTTCGCTCAATCAATTA